TGGCCGTTTCTCCGATACGTGACCTGCTTCTCGATTCCGAGAAACTTCCGAATCTTGATCCCCGGAGGCTTGCGACCTTTCAGGACTTCGCACAAATGCGGGGGTTTGACTCCGATCTCACGCGCCAACGCTGCTTGAGTAGTGCTCTGCAAGCGTTTTTTCAGCTGAATGATGGGATTTGTCATGCGTTAACTATATAGATTTACGCGGCACTTGACAAGCGTTAACCGAGTAGGGTACCGTCTGGACCCATGAACTTCCCGCACGTGAACAAAGCCGCGCACCCACGCCAGGATCGGGCGGTGCGATTCGCGAGCGGGAAGTCCGGTAGTCACAACTGATGGGAGCCGCACAAGTGATCACCTACCGCGCAGTCGCTCTGTACCAGGGCAACGAAGAACTCTCCGAGGGATTCGGCAGCAGCAAGAGTGATGCGATCGCCGAGGCTCGCGAAGGAATCCCGAGCATCTACCCGCGCGAGGACGTCACGTTCGATATCTACGAGGAGGCGCTGTGAAGCACGTACACCCGATCTTCGCCCCGATTCTGAACGCCATCGCTCCCGCCGGCACGCACACCTGTGTCACCGAGCATCTCAGTGAGTATGAGATCCAGTCAGTCTGCTCCTGCGGTTGGAAGAGCAGGATCGAACACAGAATCTCGAATGACTACGCGTGGGGTAGCCTGCGCGAACAGACCGAAGAGCACCTGCGCAAGGTAGCGAAATAATGTGGCGCTATCAGATCCAGACCCGCGACGGTGAGCCCCTCGGCATCCCGTTCCGCGATCTCAGACGGGCACTCGCGCGGCAGGCGTTCGAGAATCTATCGGTGGGCGACCCCATGCGCTATTGGATCAGGCCGGTAAGGAGCTGCGAATGAGCTCATCCCACACGCCCGGACCGTGGAAACTCGACTGGACGATCGCCGGTGGCGGCTGCTTGGAGGATTACCCCGAACTCCAGTACGTCAACATTCGTTCGGCGAACTACTTTGAAGTTGCGCCAGATGGGCTCTCCTTGACCGGCTTCGTGAGGCTGGCTGATGCCAACCTGATCGCTGCCGCGCCGGATCTTCTCGCTGCCCTCAAGGAGATGGGGGATTGGATCGCTGCCGGGCTACAGGCTTCTGGCGAGGCGTGGCCGGACGAGCGCTGCCTGAAGCATACCGAGGAGATCGCGGCGCGCGCGCGGACTGCGGTCGATAAGGCGGAGGGTCGCATATGACCGACTGGTTCCGCGTCGAGGTGAGCGACCACGACGGCCAGATCGTCGCCATAGAGCCCGACATGCTTGCGGGCCGTGATCTCGGCGACAAGGAGCGGGCAATTATCCGGCGCGCCATAGAGCAACTACAAGAGGAACTTGCGGTACTACGCGGCGCTGGTCTCACCCTTGCCGAGGACAACAAACGCCTGCGCGACGAACTCACTGTTGTGATGTTGGAACGGGATGCACTGAAGCGGGAACACACTCACATGCGCACGGCGTTGGAATGGCTGCGCGATAACTGGTATCCGTCACACAACCACTGGGATGCAGAAGGCACCTCGGGTACCAACTGCAGGCAATGCCATTCGGACACGGCAGCAAGGCAAGCTATTCGTGCCGGACTTTGTGCTCCGATGAAGAAAGAATTGTTGGACCGAGAAGCCGTGAATGCCGTTGCGTTGGAATGCGCGCAGGCCAGTGCAATCGTACGTAAACCGCCCCACGGCGGTAGTGGAGATCTGTGATGTCAGACCACCTCGAGCATCTCCTTGTCCAACTACAGATCGCCCGCGACGACCGCAAGTTGCTGATGACGCGTGTGGCGCAATCCGATGTGCGCATCGGCGAGCTGCTGTTACAGATCGAACAGGCCATCCGGCCGGTTCGCCCCGAATCCGTGGGCGCGGTTGCTACTCCCGCCGTCCCGGTCGGCGACCCCGGGCTCACCACTCCCTGTGAGACCCGGGGCGTCTTCTTCACCCTGCAGGCGATCTCTCCGCGAGGCAAGGCGGCGCTGCCAGAGATCGAAGCTCTGTTGGCTCCACTACTCGGGAAGTCGCACTGATGCGTATCGCTGCCTTTAAGATGCCTGGTCGCGACTGGGTTACCTACTATGATGAGCCGATGGGCGCCTCCATGGTGCAGCATTCCGGCTATGTCCGCATCAGCGAGTTTGTTGATGTGACCTTCCCGCCGTTGCCGGTGGATGTTGTGGTTGAAAGTCAACTGACAGCCTTGGCGAGCGCGGAACAAGAGTTGCGCAATCAGTTCCAGACGAAGTTGGACCAGATTCAATCTGAACGCGCGAAGCTCCTGGCCCTGACTCACGAGTCTCAGTCATGAAAGTCAGGATTCGCATCGCGCGCTTCATCGACGTGCGCCACTGGAAAGACATTTTCAAGTTGCGTCGCCGCCGTGAGCAGACCAAGTGGATGGAGCCGCCCTATCGGTGGCGATAACAGTTTCCCGCCCGCCGGCCCCTTGCAATAGGGTCCATGCGGAAATCCCGGCATTTTAGGGTCGGCGGGTGGGTTGGAGGAATGATGATCGACATAAGTGCAAGCACAGTAGAACGTAGGGATCGGCCCTCTTCGGCCGTCATCCCCATGCCCGAAGCGACGCCAATGCAGATGTTGGCCATCGCGGTCCAACAGGGCGCGGATCTATCGAAGATCGAAAAGCTCATGGAGTTGCAGCAGCGCTGGGACGGCGAGCGCGCCCGCAAGGCGTTCGTGGCTGCAATGTCAGCCTTCAAGGCTGAGCCCATGCGCATCCTGAAGTCCAAACAGGTCAACATCCCCGGCGGGGCGAAGTTCGCGCATGCCACGCTTGCGGATGTAGTCGACGGCGTTGTGACGGGACTGAGCAAGCACGGCCTTTCCCACAAATGGGAGCTTCACCAGGAAGGTGACCGGGTTACGGTGACCTGCATCGTCACACACGAAGACGGCCACAGCGAGCGCACGTCGCTCTCCGGCCTGCCGGATGACTCGGGCAAGAAGAATGGCATCCAACAGATTGCCTCCACGGTCACCTACCTGCAGCGCTATACGCTGATGGCGGCAACCGGCTTGGCAGCGAAGGACATGGATGACGACGGGCGCGGCGCCGGGAAGCCGCTTAAGACCGAACAGGCGCCTGAGGGTTATGAGAACTGGCATGTCGATATGACTGCGCTGGCCGATGAGGGTCTGGAAAAGCTGACGACCGCATGGAGCGCATCCAAGCCGGAGTTTCGCCGTTACGTGATCAAGTTCGATGAGCAGTGGTGGAAGGAGACCAAGGCCAAGGCTTCGAAGGTGCCCTCGTGAGTCGCTTTGAGATCATCGACGCGGAGCAGCGCTCCGAGATATGGCTGGCGGCTCGTGCCGGACGTGTAACGGCTTCCCGAGCCGCGGCAGTGCTCGCCAAGATCAAGTCGGGCGAAGCCGCTGGGCGTCGGGACTACCGCTGTCAACTTGTGGTGGAGCGACTTACCGGCCAACCGGCCGAGGATGGCTACATCAACAAGGAGATACAGCGCGGAATCGATCTGGAATCGGCGGCGATCGGCGAATGGGAGGTGAATACGGGACTGATCGCCCGCCGAACCGGTTTCCTGACTATGACGGATCACATGGTCGGATGCTCCCTCGACGGTGATTTCAACGATTTCGAGGGTCTGATCGAGGTGAAGTGCCCGAAGTCGGCGACGCACATCGAGTATCTGCGCGCCGCTCGTCTTCCGCCGGAGTACGTTCCGCAATGTACTCACCAGATGTGGGTAACCGGCGCCAAATGGCTGGACTTCGTGAGCTTCGATGACCGCATGCCTTCTGGCCTGCAGTACTTCTGTGTGCGCGTCTACCGCAGCGAATTCAAGAAGGAGCTTGAAGCCTACGAAGCCGAAGTGCTCCGCTTTCTTGGTGAGGTGGATGCCGAAGTCCAATCTCTCGCGAAAATGATGCACCGTTTGCCGCCGATGAGGGCCGCGTGAAAACAATCTGGCTGGCCAAGAAAGGTCGAGGCTGGCTGCCGGCGGACGAAGACGCCGAGCGCGTCCACCGTCGCATGGAGGACGGCGAAGCTGCCGCATTCCGGCCGATGCGGGTTCGCGATCCAGTAGCACATCGCCGCTACTGGGGTTTGATGACTCTATGCGCAAACAACTGTGAGCGGATCGAACTGCCGCAGGGCGGAATTCTGCTGGTCCACAACAAGGATGATGTGCATACAGCGATGAAGCTATGCACGGGGCACTACACCGTCATCTGTGATCCGCAGAAGAAGCCGGTTGGATACGTGCCCAAGAGCACCAACTTCGAAGACATGACGGCAGACGAGTGGGAAGCCTACTGGCCGCGCGTGCTCGATGTGGTCTCGGAGTACATTCTCC